TCTGCTTTTGTGTTTACTGCTGTCTGAACTGCTGTAAACTCTGTATTAAAGTCTGCGCCTGATATAACTTTGTTTGCATCTGAATCAGACAGCGCATCTTTACCTGACCAAGCAACTGCAATTGTATAATTACTCATCTTATTTTCCCTTGTTTGTGTAGAAGTGTTAAATCTTGTAGACTAGTATCAAAACCATTTGATTCTATGCTTATTGCTATTTTTAAATTCTTAGCTGAACCTGTTAATGGCGTTCTATATTCTTGTAATCCAAACACAGGTTTATAAGTAACACCTGATTTACCATACAAAGATGTACTAGCACCCCATAAAGCAGTAGAACCTGTTGTTACTGGATTTAAAGTAATAGATGTAGTTTTAGAAGGTGTAGGACTAAAATCTTTATACCATTTTAAACCTAAAGTTGCTCCAGAACCGCCTTCTAAAACCATAAATAATCTTTTAAGTAAAGCAGCAGCTACTGACTCTCCTAAATTTACCCATGTAGTAGCAAAGTTAGCAGTATAAGAACTGTCTGTATAGGTAGAGGCTCCTGCTAAATCAGTATCATAGTATTCCTCGTAACCAGCTAAGCTTCCATCTTTCTGCCCTATCAATAAACCATACAAAATAGTGTATGCCATACTAGCAGGCTCTCTGTCATTGTCAAATGTCCAAGTAGTTATACGAGGCGCACTATTAGGCGTTCTATGTTTAAAATCAAAAACATAAGTAATGTTACTTGCTGTAAAAGTCATAATGTAGATACCTTCATTTTCTACATATATAGATTTAACAGCAGAGCTTTGTCCTATATGCCTTATTAATGTATCTTTTACATTTAAAGATAAATCTGTTAAAGGCAACTTGTCTTTTTCTGTAGTACGCGCTAAAGAGCGTAGTCCTGTATTAGATAAAAATACTAAATCATCTCCAATAGCTTGGACACTATCTCTTGACACGCAGCCTACACCTTTAATAACTTCGTTAAGTGCCATATCACCAATAATGCTTGGACTGTCATATATAGCAATATTATTAGTACCAAATATAACTATCTTGCCATAAAAAGGAGCTATAGCTACTATGTCATCAGTTCCCCATACAGTTCTTAAACTAATAGAACCACCATCAGAACCAGCATTAGCTGAGTTTAATCTAAAATCATCTCCATCTAATAAAGTAGAGTAGTACAGAACATCTTTCCCTTCACCTACTCCTCCACACCATATTCTACCATAGTAACCCATGCCACAACTAGGGTCAAATGTAGTTACACCAGCAGGTTTAGTACTATTATCAAAAGCTGCCCATCTAGAGCCAGAGCTTAAAGCACCATCATATCTTTGAGGTACTACCCCTGAATGAAAACAATGTAATCTTTTATTAAAGTTTACAAACTGCCAGTTACCTGAGCTGTTAGCTACTGTATGTTTAACATCAGCACCACTACTAGGAAAAGGACTAGCAGGAGCAGTAAAGTCTACTGTGTAAATACTTGTTCCATGACTAGCAAATACTTTGTTAGTGCCTTGGTCGTTATGTTCTGTTAAAGAACCTATAGCTGTTCCACTTGGAGCAACTTTTTGTTTTAATCCTTTCCTAAAAGCAATACGACCTGACTCTCTTAGTACTATATTATCTGCTTGAGTTAAATACGAAGGGTCTAAAGTAGCTGGATTGTCTTGTGTATTTAATCCATTAATACCTAAATTAGGTAAAGGCTGATATGAAAGTTCTTTAGCCATTCTTAGTCCCTATGTACCAATCTGATTCAAACTGTGTGTGTCCACTATCTACCATAATAGCTTGACTTAAAGAATTAGAAGCTTCTTCAGCAGCTATTGCACTTTGCGTACCTCCATCTTCTCCTCTTTCTGCTATAGCTCTTGCCCAAGCTCCTAGAATAACAGGCTGAGCAGGTATTTTAAGAGTAGTAGTAGAGCTAGTCAAAGTATCTTGATATTTAATTATGTCAAAAGATATAGTCTCTGCTTTACTAGGAGTAGGAGATAAGTCTACTTTTAAATTATTAGAACTATCTGCTCCGTTAAACCCATAATAATGAGGCTCACCAGTAGAAGCTGTAGGATATCTTTCTCTATTAAGATAAGCTCTACTTACCTGCACTAAACCATTACCTGTAGCATTATTAACTACATCCATTATTTTAAAATCTTGTCCAGATGTTAAACTATAGTTTTTAGTACCTGCTACTGTAGATATATCTACTGTTTCTCTAAGCACTAACCAATCGTGATAAGACTCTATACTTCTTTTTGTGTCATTAACTAAAGAACCTATAACTTTTTCATAATCGCTTATATCGGCACTATCATTAATAGAACCTGACCAATCAGTAGCTATAGTAGACTCTCTTAATCTTATTAATACTTCATTAATTAATTCTCTGTATGTCATTTATTTCCCCTTAGCTAATTGCGCACCGAAATAGAACTCTATTATCATCGTTGCCCATTGGAATACTTCATCAAACTTTAATACAGCACCTGCTTGTACAGTTACATAATCTATTGTATCAGGTGTTAGCTGTATACCTAATAAACTAGCTCCTTCAATTACAGTAGGTATTACTGTAGGTACATTAAAAAACACAGGAGCTATCTGTGTAAAGATAATTAAAGCTAGTATAACTAGAATAATAATTCTTCTATTCATAGCAGCTACTGGACTTTCTTTATCTGCTCTATCTCTAGCCATATTAATAGAATCATTACGGACTTGTAGTGATTGTATCATTAGCTTTTGCTGTTCTTGTGCTGCTTGGCTTTTTAAAGCAAACAACTTAGCAACAAAACCTAAAGCTATTGGTGCTATATTAGTTAAAAATCCTATCATGCTACTAACCTCAATAAATTAAACATCCCCACCTCAGAAGCTATAAAGTAAGCAAAACCACCATATATAAAGTATCTAATTTGATTCAATATGTTAAATATCTTTTGTATCTTAGCGTTAGTATCATCAATCTTACTGAAAAGTTTAGCTATCTGTGAAGAATGTTTATCTAACTGTAGCTGTACTCGTTTATCTTCCATTACCACTTTACCTTATCTGCCCAATATGCAGCAGAACATGGACCTTTAGCTATGTTTTTAGCATGCCTAGCTTTAAATGATTTACGCCTAGCTTTTTGAGCTGCGCTTGAAGGATTTTTACCAGCACCTGAAACTCCTTGCTGTCCAAATCTAATAGTTTTTACACTACCATCTTTACATTTAGCCACTACAACATGACTTTTAGTTTTGTGCTTAGGTGTTCGTTTAGGTTTATTGTATCCAGACACACCTGCATTTTTAAGTCTTGAATCTGCCATTATTTACCTTTAGTTTGCTAGTGGGTTATCTAAGGCTCTTTGTAGCTTACTACCAAGCCTTTCTTCTAACTCTTTAATCTTTCTATCTGTATCAGAATAAAGAGCATCTCTTCTGGCATCAAATCTTTCGCCAGCTACATCAATAGTCTCATCTATTTCATCTTGTGAGTTATTAACTTTGTCTTCTAATCGTTCCATTAAAGCTTCTTGCCTAGCTAAGTCATCTTTTAAATCATTCTTTATAGACCTAGTGTAATCTTTAGCTTGTTCAACTGACTCACTTACACTTACTAAAGTTTCTTCTATAACAGCTATGTCTTGTTGTATACCAGTAATGTCGGGCGGTTGGTATTCCATAACAGTAGCTTTAAGAACTCTAAACTCATTGTACAATTCAAACCCTGCCCAAGCACCACCACCAATCATACTTAATAATGGTATAACAAGAAGCAATTTACTACCACCTACTTTAACTCCTTGATATTCTATCTCTGCCATTGTAAATCCATAAGTTTGTTATGTAGTATTTCATTAGCTAGTCCATTCCTTAAACCTCTTTGATTATCTGGTATGTCTTTGTCTAAATATATTCCTTTATCTTTATAAAATACACCATCAATAAGTAGTTGTGTATTATAAGTATTAAAGCCAGCATTAAAGTTTAAGAGTGCAAGTATTAAGCTTTGTAGTTTTTGCTGCTCTTCTAGTGATGCAGCTTCTCCCATCTCTGTTGCAAGATTCTTTAACTTGTCGCTAATAATCTCACGCATCTTATCTTTCTTACTTGCTTTCTTAGCTACTTTTTTTAGTACTGGTTGCTCTACAACTTCAGCTTTTGTTTCTTCTGGCTCAGGCTCTTCAATACTTTCTTCCTGTTCCTCAACTGGCTCATCTTCTGTTGGCTCATCATCCTCAACCGATTCATTCTCTGGCTCTGGCTCAGGTTCATCAAGCTCCTCTTCAGTTGGTTCAGGTTCTAAAAACTCTTCTAACTCTGCCTCTAATTCTTCTATCAGTTCCTCTTGTGCCATCTCTTCAAACAATACTTCCATCTCTGGTATTGCTT